TGTTCAAACGGACGGAAGTATCTGAGTTGATTGTACCGCATGTCATCCACAAGTTCAACAGCAAGGTCGCGAAACACTTCCTGTTGCACACTGGTCATTGTGCCAATCTGTTCAGGCGTGAGCGTGTGCTGATCACACACCAAGCGAACTGCTCGACGCATGAGTATGGTGGGATCAATCACAATATTTTTCCTGTGGAACAAAAAATCTGTCCATGACACCTCTGATCTTTTGTGTGGTCCAGGGCAGAGTTTGTCCACGGTAATCCAGCATGATGTAGTTCAGTCTTTTGAAATAGTCCAGCATGTGCTGATTGTTGATGCCCAGTCTGCGTTCCCATCCATACATTTCAACTTGCACTATGGGTCTTTGCTGTGTGATTGTGTGGTCAGCACCCTGAACAATGTTCCATTCAGTGCCTTCAGTGTCTATTTTGATTATGTCCACCTCAGAGAAATTGTAACTGTCTATGGTGGCAATTGAGATAGCATCTTCAACTGTCATGATGTTGTTGAGTTCAATCACATAATCAGCCAGGCCGCGATTGTTGCCCAGCAAGAGACCTTGTGTGTGACACCTGCCCAGGGCCTGTGAATAAGTGTTTATCCTGGCTGTCATTTTTAAACTGGCCCAGCCTGTGTCCATGGACCACCATCCATCAGAGTAGTCTGACAGATGCTGATACTGGCCTTGATGATAATAACGCCCTTGTGGTGTGTATGATTGATTTAGAGCAATATTGTCCAGCAATCGACGATAGGTGTCTGGACTTGGTTCAAATGCTTCAACTGTTGCACACCAGGTGGCATACTCTATGGTGTTCATGCCAATGTTGGCTCCAACATCAATGATGGTTCTTGCCCTGGGACATTGACCACGCAGAAAGCGTAGATTACGCACCTGGTAAGGTCCATTCTCACGGGCCAGGTGCTTTTCCATCAAGGTGTCATCATCACGCAGATAGTATTGTCTTCCAATTCTATTCTGGATTAGCATGTTATTGAGTCTGTGTGGGCCAGTAATGTCGAGTTTGTTCCAGGCTCCACAGTGCCGCAGCAAGACTTTGAATCTCAGCAGGGGTGGCTGGCCATGTGTCAGGATCGCTCAAGTCCATGGTGTGTGGTTTGGTCAGGCAGTTCTGCAGGCGTTCTGAGATCAGTCGCATGCTGTGTTCAATGTGACCAGGAAAGCGTAGGGTAAACGCTTCACGGTTGGCAGCATTGACCTTTTGCAAGATCTTGGTGTCGTCCGCACGGCGTGTTTCCACTGCGGCATTGATCATGCCATCTCTAATGGTGTGGTCCATGGTCATGCTTCAAGGTCCCAGGGGTTCTGTGCTGCCTTGCGGTCCAGACTCAAGAAGTCGCGATCAATGTACTTGACCCACTGACTGGTGTTGTTGTACTTCATGGTCTGCATCATGGCTTTGAGGCGGCGACCCACAGTGGTCAGACTGCCGTCTTCACGCTGCACAATCTGCTCTCCGGTGCGTGGATCAACCCACTTGATGATCTCTGGGCGTATGCGACCAAACTTGTCCATCTTTTCACCGTGTGGTCTGGGTTCTATGGGACCCAGCACTTCATAGGTGATGCAGCCATTCTTGTACTTGCGGAATGTGCAGTGCATTTTGACACCTTTGGCATGATACTCTGGATCAGAGTGTGGCACAAATGCTGTGAAGAATTCGTTCTGTAAGAGGTCGCGGTGGGGGATGGCAGGATCTCTGGGTGGCAGGTCTTTCATGGGCTCTTCAGGCACCATGTCCATCTTGTCCAGGTAAGGATTGCCAGATCCAATGAACTTGGGATCCACTGGCTGACCATTCAGCACATCCATGGCCACTTGGTACTTGAGTTTGTTGGCACGACCTTTGAGGTTCAGCACAGCACCAGTCTGATCAAACACAAAGCGTTCCAGTTCAGTGGCAGTGGGAAAGTCAGTCATCAGTCCGTCAATGTCAAAGTCAGCAGAGGCCTGGAATGGATCCAGACTTTCGCGTATGTCCTTGATGTCTCGTTCTGCTTTGGGGGTTCTGGGCTTGGCTGGCACTGCTGCTGCAGGTGCGTCTGCCCAGATGTTGTCTGCGGGGGTGGGTGTGGTTTTGTTCATGTCATATCCTTGTCTTAAACAAATCAAAAAACTCCACACACCCTGTGCGTGTGGAGTGGGCGGTCAATCAATAACCAGAAGTGGCACCTGAGGCACCACGGCGTGCTGCACCACTCTTCTGTGGCCGGCCAGCATTGCCTTTTGTGGGTCCGCGTCCAACATTGGTGTTGGCGTGCAGCCCTTCCACGGCGGCGTCGCGGAAGCCCTTCATGCCACGGCCTCTTGCGGCCACAGCATCTGTGATCATTGTGGCCAGTTCAGCCTTTTCGCTGCCGGACTTGGCCTTGGCAGTCATGAAGTCACTACGCTTTGAGGGTGTGCCAGCATTGCCTGTTTGTGGGCCACGAGCCTGGTTGATGGCTCGGCTTTGCATGTTTTTGGTTGAAATCATTTTGTTTTCCTTATTCTAAGAGTCCGCCAGTGATGGCAATGGTGGTGTTGCCTATGCCAAATGTGCCCACAATCAGCGGGTCTGCTGAACTGTCTTCGCTGGCATCACTGGCAGGTGAGTTCACTGTGAACAACATGGCATCGCCTGACAGTAAAAATGTGCCTGCATTCACATCCTGATCGTTCAGTTCCACCTGAGTCTGAATGGTAAAGTAAGTGGGATTCGCACCCACATTGGTCACCAGGAAGGTTTGAGGCCAGCCTGTGTAGGCAAAGTCTGTGAGTACCTCTCCTGTCTGTGTAAAATTCACACAGTTGGCAAGATAGGTCACAGCAGTGGTGGGTCTGAAAGGTCCTTGAGTGGCCATATTAAACCACACTTCCTTGTGTGATCACCACCAGGGCAGTACCATCCACGGCCACTGCCAAGTACAACTGTGCACCAGGAGTGGCCTGAGGTGTGGTGTCCACAAGATAGATTAGATTGTCACCTGGAAGAACAGCAGTGCCTTCACCAGGTACTCCCACTTGAGGCACAATGGCTGCAAGGTCCGTCGGATCCCAACCTGCATTGACATACACCACATTGGCAGTGTCTGTGTTGGTGATACGCAGGGCACTACCAAATGAACCTGTGTAGTTGTTCAAGGCCACAGTGTAATTGGTTGAATCGTCGGCAGCGTTTACATTGTCTACTGCATTGCCGTTCTGTCTAAATGATTGAGTCATTGGTGGTAGACCTTAGTATTGGCTCTTGGGACCGTAGTTGAAGTCACTTTGTCCAGCAGAGGTAGTAGGACGGCTGCCCTTGGTCATCTGACCATAGCCTGGACCACCAGATTGACCCATGCGGATCTTGTCTGGGTTTGGTGGGCATTTGACCTGGGTGGTGCCGCCTGGATTGCGAACTTGACTGCCACGGTTGATGTTGTCTCTTACTGATCCTTGAGCAGGCACAGCGGGCACGCCGCCTACGGTGCCCGGAGTCTTGTGGCCTGTTTGGCCAGCCACTGTGGGTCCACGACCTTTGTTGACCAAGCGACCATCGTTAGAGTGGCCTGACCAATGATTGGTTTGGTATTTTGAACTGCGGCTGGGCTTCATGGATTCCATGCCATCAAAGTTCATGTTCATGTCGCTCTGTGTTGCTGCGTGTTTCATGGTATTTCCTTGTAATATGTTTATTTAGTTGGCAGGCACAATACCCGTGATTTGGCGTATGGCTTCTGCAAAAGCAGCCTGTTTCTGTTCTATCACTTCAGTGCTTTCCACTGTGGTCAACTCTTGTTTGTCAGCAATCATCTTGTTCATGAATGCCTTGTCGTAGTCTCTCACACCGCCCCAGTCACTGCGTTGGATGGCTGAAACATAATTCTTTGCCAGCAACTGGTCATAGGTCTCTCCTGACTGCAGTTCAATCTGTGCCATGAGGTCTTCAATCTTGATCTTGGTGGTTGATCCTTTGGGACGGCCACCGCCAGGACGATATCCACCGCGAGTGGGTGCCTTCTTGGTGTACACACGCTTCTTGGGTTGATCTGTTTTCTTATCCGTCATGCTATTACTTATACGGACAACAAAAAGCCCGCGGATTACACGGGCCAAAACCTATAAACTGGGAGGCTTTAGGTTTTTCTAACAGTTATGGTATCCACTTCAAACTCCGCATCAGCATCTCTGAAGTCTTTAAACGCAAGTTCTATCAGCATGTCACGAACTTGTCTAACTTCGTTTACGCGGGACACAAGTGCGTTGTATTGTTTGATCAACATCCTTTTCTTACCTGCTGGGAAAGTTGGCTCTGAATACCAATATCCAGAATACTCATAGATATATGTTTGCTTGCGACCTTCAAGTCTCACCAGGTCATCAGCAGTGTAATGTGTCATACAAAAGTCTTCTAACTTTTTGGTCCGTTGTTGTATCAGTTGGTCCAATGAAATCAGTTTGACTGTGCCCTTTAAAACTTCAAATAAATCATTTTTGTGCATTGTAAGCCTCCTTGTTGTTTAACAATGTGTATGCAGTATAGCAGTATTCTCAATAGTGGTCAATGACATTAGGTTAAATACAGCAAGAGAGGACCACCCAAATGAAAACACCCAAACTCAAAGCATACTACACAGCCATGTCAGCCACAGAGTATCACGACTTTGAACAGTCAAGACGCATTGAAGTTAGTGAGCGTGTGAACATCAATCCACTAACAGGTGCAGTGAGCGGTCGTCGCTACATTCACCTGGCTGCCACACCTGACTTGGCTGACACTGACTACCGTGTGAGAACTGGGCGTCAGGATAGTGTATGGGTGTTGCGTGTGCCTGCAAGCCAAATAGACCGCAGTCAGTTGACACAACAGGGTGAACAAGTGTGGGTTTTGAGCCACAGTTTGCACCTGCCGCATTGTGGGGTCATACGCTTTGATCTGGCGAAAAACCCTACAGCATGATGTAGTACTTTGGGTTTACATTGACCAATAATAGGCTTGATGCTATACTACTCATATGAACTGCAAAAAGCACACCGCATTTTGGTTCATACTTGAAAGGTATCTGTATGTTGTTCCGTGTCAAAAACGATTATGATATGATGATTGATGTGTCTGACGCTGACTTTGTGCTCACACAAGATAATGACAGCGAGCAAATGGTTGAACAAGAACTTCCCCCAGAAGTGCTGGCGGCTATTGATGTGCTTCGTGCATATGCCGCAAAGATGGAATCAGTTGAGGCCTAACCTGTTTCAAGCACAAAGTCCTGGATCCATTTCCTTGTGGCTTCAGGATGACCAATCAAACTCTTGTTCCGTAGTTTGTGTGCGAA